CAGCGCTCGCGGTCCTCGATCTGGCCATATTCGAACTCGTACCAGTTCCTGGCGATGTAGTTGTAGACGTTCCAAAACTGTAAGGTCATGGCGGTAAAGGTCCAATCTGGGCCAAAGGCCCGGTTAGAGGTTGCAAGTGGCCCGTTCCAGGTCGGCGAGTTCCAGGGCGATAATCTCGGCATCGAGCCGGCGGGCCCGATCCTCCAGACACCTCCAGCCATCCTGGGGTGTGCGGCCGGAGTCTCGCGCTTGCTGGATGTCAGCTACCAGGGCCACATGAGCCTGGATGCGGTGGAAGTTCTCAGCGATGCGCTGGGCGGTGGCGCGGCTCATATGCCGTTACCTCGAAGTTTCCGCTTTCTCTTCTGCTCATTCAATGGCGGGTAAGAGCGGCCGGTCTCAAGAACTCGCGTGCTGCCGCAGACAGGGCAGCGGGTTATGACGTACTGGCGACTGCTGCGGACAGTCAAACCAGTTTGGTAATAAAAGAGAGTTCCCTCTTTAACGCATTGAAACTGAAAGAGTTTGTCATGATTCATCGAAATAACTCCTCCTGCTGTTCAAACAGCGGTGTATCGGCCTGACCGCGAGGCGGCCGGCGCCGGAAGCGGCTGGGCAAGCTCCAAGCTGAGCCGCTGGGCGAGGTCGCTGGCCTGGGCTTCTGCGAGCTCGGCGGCCTGGGCCTCGGTGAGGTGTAGGGGGTTCAACGGGCCACCCCCAGATAGCGGCGCGAGAACTCGGCAGCCACTCGGGTGGCGATGGTGATAGTGCTGGCGTCTTCTCCGCCGGTAGGATCAGGGATCACGGCAGAGTATCCGAGACGTCGCAGGATGTCACGTCCTGTGTGGGTGTCCACCGCGCAGCGCAAGAAGTACTCTCTTGCTTCAGGTGCTGTTATCACAGGTCAAAAGCCTCCAAGTGAAAGTTAGCAATACAGTCAGCAACCACCAGTAGTTGCATCATATAAGTGGATGCTGAAAACATCGTCAAAAACACCATACTCCCACCCCATCCCGATGTCAAGCGCAAAAATGACAGGAGTAGACAGAAGGATAGAAGAATAATCTACTGACACCTCAACCTGACACCACCGTCAGCCAAACCTGACACTGTCAGCAAAATCTGACACCTTAGATAAACGTGTCAAGCCTGACACCAGTCACGCCTGCTCTATGTCGCCGACGCCGGCCGGGATGGGCAGCCCACCACCGCCGCGCCCACTCGTTGTCCGTCCGGCCCCCTTGTCGGCGGCGCGCAGTAGTCCTGTAGTCATGCGTAAGTCATTCCGTATCATCTCTATCACCTAGCGACTATGCCAGCATATCCTTCCCTGCCGAGTGCTCTGATCCACAGGCCAGAGAGGTCAGCCAGGCCCCCCGCGGTCGAGTCGAAACCGGTTGATGGATGGGGCGGCGTTGGGGTAGGTAGGGCGCTAGTTGTCCGAGGGGTGAGCCAAGGTAAGGGGGGAAGGTACCTGCTCACGCGTCCACATTTTTTAGCGCGGCGCAAAAGCGGCTCTTGACAACTTTGGAGCAAGAGCGCATAATACGGCGCGTGGAGCAAATGGAGCAAATGGAGCAAAAGCGGCGGGATGCACCGGCGACGCACACGAGGTTGAACGTGTGGGTAGCGCGAGAGGTGGCACGCGCGGCGAGGCAGAAAGCGGTGAGGCTGGAGTTGGGGTGGGGTGAGGCGGTGGAGGCGGCGTTGGTGGAGTGGGCAAAAAATTCGACTGGGCTGGTGGCCGGGGAGGTGCAAGGTGGTGAGACGGGGGAAGCGGGGGAGTTGGATCGATCTAGACTGGGTGTTCGAGTATCACGCGCCTACGAAGGAGCAGGGGGGGAAGTACGAGCGGATACGGCGGGCTGCGAAGGTGTTTGCGGGGGTGATACTCCGGGAGACGCCGGACTGCGCCGACATGGTGGACTCGCTGGGGAAGGTCCGGGAAGCAGTGATGATGGCAAACGCAGCGGTGGCGCTCGAGGGGAGTCTGAGCGGGAAGCCGGAGGGGCCTACTCTCCTGGACAGCCAGAGCGCCGGCCGATCGCCCCGCTCCCGAAAGCGGCCTTCCAGCTCCGGAACGAAGCGCGGCTCGCGGGCGCCAGGGTCCGGCCCGGGGAAGCGGTGAGTCAGGACTTCCCGGACGAGGATTTCAGTCAGGAACGGAGGGGGCGACGGGGATGAGGGATGCTGCCACCATTTTAATCGCGGGATTAGGATTGATATTCTTCTCTGTCGCGCTTCAGACGTGGATACAGGCTCCGTGCGCGTTCATCCGTCGATTGAGTTACGTACCAGTCCCGAGCCGGTGCATGTGCGAACCTGCAAAATCCGCAACCGAGGTGAAGCCGTGAGTATATCCAGCATTCTTCTCAACATCTTGAACGAGCTCATCACCAGGCGAAGCCAGTTGGTCAGGATCGAGACGAATACGTATCTGATCCTACAGAGAGAGACCGAGATCGTCGACCAACTCGGGCGCATCGAAGCTCTGGTGACGGTCACCGACCTTCCCGACATCGACCAGAGCATCATCGATGACCTCACAGCCCGGGTGCGTGAGGCGACTGGTAAGATTCAGACTTCGGCCGAACGGCTGAAACAAGCAGTAGACAGCACACAATAAAGGAGATAGGACATGCCAGCAGATTTCAGCGAACTTGACTCCGCCGTCTCGGCCCTGACCGATCAGGTCACCGCAACGGAGGGAACCGAAGCGAGCGCCATCGCGCTCATCAACGGCTTTGCAGTCCAAGTCACCGTCGCGGTGACCGCCGCCCTAGAAGCCGATAACGCGGCCGATGCGATCTCGATCCAGGCTGCCAAGGATGCCATCGCCACCGTGACCGCCCGATTCAACGCCTCGGCTGCCGCACTCGGCGCCGCCGTCGCGATCGTCCCGACCCCCTAACCCATGCTTCGAACCCACCCTATCCTGCTTCCAGCCGCCGGGATCGCTATCTGGATACTGCTGGCTTTTGGGCCTGGCTGGGTCCAACAGGGTAGGGCTTGGTTCGATAGCTTCGAGAGGGCCGGGGTGCATTTCCTGACCAGGCCCATCACGGAGGCCAGGTGAATACTGCGGGCGGTCCGGGACCGACAGGGGCCCATAACCCCAGTAAGATGGGATCGACACCCATGCCCGCTACCAGCATTGATATGCCGTGTGCCCATGAAAGACGGGCAGCTTCCGGGCGGGGAGGCGCATTTCGGGGCCGGGGCCGCCATTCCCGGTTTCCGGCTGGAGAGGGGACGTCCATTAGAAAGGACTACCAGCCTCTCTCCGGCCTCAACGGTGCCCGATGAAAATCTGCTCGAAAGGCCACCTCACAGGATTTCGCAACTGCCCTATGTGCCTGGTGGCCGAGCGCAAGGGCCCGGCTATGAAGTGGATCTTTACCTACTCCTCAACCACCCGGCCAGCACAGGGCATGCACCTTGAGGTCCGCCGGACCATGAGTCGACGCGAGGAGCTCCGGAGGCAGCATCAGGCCAATAGTAGAGAGAAAAATTTACACCCCGCCGGCTAACCCGGCTAAGGAGAATCAACAACATGGGACCATTTGACAATCCAAGCTGGTACGAGCCACCCTCTAGACCCCACGACGTCGGCCAGCAGATCCACCGCGAGCCATGGTGGGATGGCTCGCTCGTCTACTTCCCACTCTACGGAGCTAAGCGCAACATCGACATGCTGTCGAAGCTGGCCGGGCTCGAGGACCAGGGTGCACCCTACAACTGGCTCGACCCGAACGGCCGCTACCTGACCGCGGGTGCCGGCCAACCCCACGGCGGAGCCATGAGCGTCTACGCCTTGCTAGATTCGCAGCAACTCGCCCCCATGTCCGTGCTGCTTCCAATCTTGGCCCAGCCGGTTGCCGGCCAGGCCGATCTTACGGTCGAAGGGATGCTCCATTCCCACTGGGCCCAGGTCGTTCCGAAGGGAGAAACAGGCGGATTCGTCTGCATCACCCACTGGACCTTCCCGGGCGGGGTGTCTCTCAGCCGCAAAGAGATCGAAGACCGCCTGCTGGACCTCGGCTCCGAGGCAACCCAGTCCTGGATCAAGGGCATCCGTTCGAAGATCATCGGGGCGTAACATGCTGGCACGACTCGTCGAATTCCCCACCGAAGCCATCCGGTCCGAAGGGACCGGATGGAAGGTGATCCTCCGGACCGATCGGTGGGCAGCCGATGGCTGGCGGCTACTCTCCAGAGAATTCAACAACATCGCCCACGGATCTCCACCTTCTCCCGGCACCTGGGCGCAGGCTTGGAATGCCGGCCAGCCAATCTTGGCCGAGTCCGGAGAGCAGTATCCGGCCGGCTTCCACATCCTGCTCGATCGACCAGAATGGGTCCCGAGAACGCCAGGCTATTTCGTGGATGGGGTTTATGTCCAGCTCCACTACCTCGTCATCCAGGTCCAGTACCGCGGCGCCCTCTGTGCCGGCGTCGACGGCGGCGCCCTATATAAGGATAGGCTGCCCCACCCCTGCGTGGTCGCCGCCGAAATGTTCATCGAATTATCGGACGCTCGCAGACCGTCCGATGCCAGCCTGGAGCGGGAGGTCGTCTCAGCATGAAGCCCGCGTCCGTGCCGCTCGCTCCAGGCGATCCAGTCCGGCTGCGCCACGGCAGCTTCCCGGCCGCCCACCTTCGAACCGGGAAAGTCGTTCGACTCGGCGAGAAGCGCCCCACTTGCGGTGCCTGCCGGCCGCAAGTCCTGGTTTCGAGAGACGGTGAAGCACCCGGCAACGCCCGCTTCTGGCCCCTCGACGCCTGGGAGAAGCTCGATGGCTAAGGCCGCAAAACAGGAGTGGCTGAGAATCGCCATGACCGGAATCTTCGAGCGGCAGAAGCGTAGAGAGGATGAACGAAGGATTGTGGCAGTCGAACAAAGGGCCATAAGATACAAGCGCTTGCTGGCAAGAGCGCAGAAAGACCTTGAGGACCTTAGACGATGCCGACGAAACTCCTGAGCCGCCTCCAGGCCGCCCGCTACCTCGGGATCAAAACCAAGGACTTCCTGGCCCTCGTCGAGGAACGGCCACCCACCCACTTCGAAGTCCGGGGCCAGTGGATGTTCGCCGCAGCCGATCTTGACGCCTGGATCGACAGCATGAAGGTCCCCGGCGTTAACAGCTCTGCTGCAGGAAGGGTGAAAGCTCCGCAGCAGCCTGAGCCCGGGGAGCCTGCGGGGGCTCCCCGGACCGCCCTCGAAGATCCCGTCGCCGAGCGCGAGCGCCTTCGCCGCCTGGGACTGCCGGGCGGCGACCGCCAGGCCCCCATCCCGGAGGACCGCCCCTTCTGCCGGCCGATCGGCCCGGATGCTCCCGACCCCTATCGCGGAATGTCGCCCCGCCAGATTGCAGGCTGCGGTCTGCCTGGGGATGAGTAGATGATTTTGCTAAAGGAGACGGAGCGGGAAAGGCTGAGCCGGATATGAGGCTGCGAGCCCTTGACTTATTCTGCGGTGCGGGCGGGGCAACAAAGGGCTTACAGCGCGCCGGCTTCCACGTCACGGGCGTGGATATCAAGCCGCAGCCGCGGTACTGCGGAGACTCTTTCGTGCAGGCCGACGCAATGATCTTCCCGCTGGCTTGGTTCGACTTTATCTGGGCTAGCCCGCCGTGCCAAGCATACAGCGTCTCGCAGTCGCGCCCAAAGCAACGTAAAGAATACCCGATGCTGGTAAATGCGCTACGAGACATACTCATGGGGTCCGATTCCGAGTGGTGCATCGAAAACGTGCCGGGGGCACCCATGCGATTCCCTTTGGTTCTTTGCGGCGCCTCGTTTGGCCTTGGGGCGCAATGCGCGGATGGCATACGCCGGCCGCTTCGCAGGCACCGGCTCTTTGAGAGCAGTAGGCTGATAATCGGCCCCTGCTGCCAGTGTGATGGCATCGAGAAGATCGGAGTTTATGGAAACGGAGGCGGGTTCCAAAATCGTTTCGCGCCAAACCGTAAGGGATACAAGGGCTGCGTTTCCGAATCCAGGGAAGCCCTCGGTATCCCGTGGATGACAGTTGCGGAACTCAGCCAAGCCATCCCGCCAGCCTACTCTGAGTTCATCGGCAGGCAGATCATGGAGATGCCATGATCTCCGACCGCTCGTTCTGCCGTGAGCAATTCGCCCGGGTCGCCGGAGGCTGTTAAGATGAACCCTGAAACCATCCTGCTCACCATTAAGGCCGTCTCCGAGGCTGTCTCGGAAGGCTGTAAGCTGGCACAGACTCCCGCCGGCCAGGCCCTCATCATGGAAGGCATCAAAGACCGCGTTGCGGCCAAGCAGTTCTTCGAGGGCGCCGGAAAATGGATCACCGACCTGTTCGCCGGAAAGCTAGGAACGTGAGTGCCTTCCCCCTTCCGCATCCTATGCCCCCACTGCTCAGGAGAAGTGACCATCACGCGATCGGAGATCGCGTCATTTCTTGCCAGAACCAGGGACCCTATGCGCCGCCGCGGGTGGCAAAAAGGCCGCAAGCGCAGCTTTCCCCACGATCCGAAGAACCCCTACTGCCCCTGCCTCCGCTGCGGCCGGGCTCGCGCCTGGCTCATGCAGACGGCCCCGACCTTCGGGCGGGCGCTCCGGAAAATGGTCAAGTTCTATGAGAGACGCGCCGACAAAAACTTCCGGCCAGATGATCCGGAGCCTCCGCCGGGCAATGAAACTGACCCAGGGCCAGTTCGGGAAGCAGGTAGGGGCGCACAAGATTACAGTGTCAAGGTGGGAGTCGAACTTAGCGGTTCCCCGCCGGCTGCACTCGCGGAGGATCCGGGACCTGGCCAAGACGGTCGAGAGCGTGATGAGTAAGACTGAAAAGAGAAAGTATCCGGTGGACTGGAGATATTGATGGAGCGCGAATACCCGTGCGCCATGTGCGGTGAGACCGTGCTCCTGGATTTGAAGTGGTGGCAGGTGATTCAGGCCGCCATCCTTTGCGAGAGATGTTCGAAAATTTTGCAACCAAAGGAGTCAGGATGTCCAACATCGACGTAACGCTCCAAGGCGCCCGTGTCTCCGGTAGCGGCATCGGGTACGCCGGTGACGATGTGTTTGTCACCATGCACTTTGAATCCCAGGTCTCCCCGGCCAACTGCCGCGACCTGTGCGAGAACGCCTACCACGCCCTCTGGCGCGAAGGCGAGAACCCCTACCTGCGCCCCTTCAAGACCTTCAACCCGGGCCTCCAGGTCCGGGATGCCCTGGTGACGGTCACGATATACCCCGGCGCCGAGCCGGTGGCGCTCAAGGGCCGGGTCAAAGCCGTCATCTTCTTCGAACGTGACGGCATCGCGCTCTGCAAGATCAAGTTCACGATGAACGCCGACAAGCACGCCTTCAACGTCCTGCTCGAACTCAAGCGCAACCCCATCCCGGAACTCAAAGTCCAGGGTGAGTTGCAGGGCGGCGAGACCCAGGAAGAACTGGAACTCACGCCGGAGACGGTGGAGGCGTAGATGGCAGCCACCGCCCTCTGCGGTCACGAAGTACTCGAATACATCTTGGCGAAGCTGCGCCGCGACCTCTCCGAGATGCCCGAGTTCTCCGTCGCCATCACCCACCCCCACTTCGCCTTCTCCTGCGACCTGACCCTCACGACGCCACATAGCTCAACCACCGAGGTCCAGCGACACGTCGAAGCCGACACCATCCCGGCCGACTTCCCTGGAGAGAAAGTCACTCGCAAACTCAAGATCGGGGCGGCCCTTCAGACCCGGCCCGGGGCGGCGCGGGAAGAGGCTGGCATCCAACCACCGTCGAAGGACATCGTGCACCGGGACGGAGTGATCCAGGACATGACTGACTACAAGGCCGGGGAGGCTCCGTGGGACAAGAGGTAGTATGGGACCCCTGCTGAACCTGCAAATTTCGCGGACTCAACTAGGCCGGATCGCCGATGCTCTGGAGCGTCTCGCCGCCTGTGCCGAACGAGCCTTCCCTGCGCCACTGGTCAAGAAACCGGGTAAGATCGGGGTGGAAGCCTTGAGCCAGATGACTGACGCCAAAGCCTACGATCAGGAGATGAAAACCTGGGAAGGGCTATACGGCCCCAACAAGCCGAAGTTCGGGAAGCAGGATGCCAGGCTCGGGGCTACGGAGGGGGAGTGAGGAAAGGTAGCCGCCGCGTCTACGACATCGCCAAGGGTCAGGTCCCTCCCGGCCCGAACGCCCTTGTGCGCTTCTCGGGACACCCCGGCCTCGACTACTATGCCGACCTGCTTGGCGGCCGGAACGAGATGATGGAACTCGCCAGGCGCTCGAGCGACAAGCGCCTCGCCGAGATGGTGACCCTGTGGGACGGCCTGAGTCCCGGCATCCAGCAGACCACCAGGATCGAGACCCTGTGCTCGCAGGTCCGCATCAGCCACGCCGACTTCATGGGGGAGCTCGTCAAGGGCGGTATCGCCTTCCACATCGACATGGGGCAACTCATGCTGGCGATCGCGCAGCCGGAGTTGACTGCGAAGCTGGTTGATAAAGCCCTGAAGTCCACCAACCCGAAGTTCATGGAGATGGCCTTCCGCGCCGCGGGCCGGTTCCCGATGCCGCAGGGCCATACCTTCCAGTTCAATCAGCAGGTCAACGCCGGCGGTCCGCCCGTGATGGCTCCCAAGCTGCCAAGCCCCGAGGAAGATGCGGCGGGAGATGCCTAAGCCGTGTACTCCGACCGACTCTCCCAAGAGCATATAGCTAAAGCCTGCACCAAACGCGGCTGGACGCCGGACATCCGGCCCGCCTCCGAGGTGCGCCAGCGGGCTGCCGAGATCCACGCCCTCGCCGAAGAAAACGGCAAGCTGCGCCGGCCACTCACCGATGAAGAGATCCTGTGGATCAGGCAGGAGCGGCTCTACTGCACCCTTTGGTGGCGCTACTGGGCCGAGCGCTACTGCAAGATCATGGCGATGGAAGGCGGGAGCCTCGTCTACCTCGTCCCCAACATCGCTCAGAACATCCTGCTCGACACCTGGGCCGAGGATGAAGAGCGCGGGGTCGCAACCGAACAGCAGTCCGACAAGGCCCGCCAGCTTGGCGTGAGCACCATCGTCCTCTCGGCCATCGTCCACCGCGTCCAGTTCTATAAGCACACCACGGCGCTCATGGCGGCGCAGGACGAAAAGAAGTCGGCGGACCTCTCCCAGATCCCGATGCGCATGTGGCTCAACCAGCCCTGGTACCTGGTCCCCGAGAATACCGGCTACCAGGCGGGGGAGTTGATCGAGTTCGGAAAGATGGACTCGCGCCTGCGTATCGAGTGGCTCAACCAGAAGAGCGATCTCGGCCGCAGCGGGACGAAGCGCTTGGCCCTGGTCTCGGAAGCGGCCTACTGTGACGACCCGAAGAACAAGATCGAAGCGGGCCTCAAGTTCGCCATGCACGCCTCGCCGGGAATGCTCAAGGTCTACGAATCCACCGCCCGCATGATGAACGACTGGTGGCACGAGAAGTGGCGGGCCAACGTCCGCAACTGGGCCAAGGGCACCGCCGATGAGCGGCCCGTGTTTCTGCCCTGGTTCGTTGGCTCCGACCTCTATCCCACCGAAACGTGGCTCAAGAAGCACCCCATCCCCTACCAGTGGAAGCCCAATGAGATGACGGTGAATCACGCCCGCCGGGCCACGCAGTACGTGGACGAGCAGCCGCTCCTGAAGAAGCACTTGGGTGCCGGATGGCAGATGCCTGTCCACCAGATGTGGTTCTGGGAATCAGAATACGAAAGCGCCCGCGAGAACAAGACGCTCAACAAATTCTTCAGCGAGATGCCGGCCTCGGCCGAGCAGTCCTTCCAGCACGCCAACGACTCAATCTTCGATACCGAGACCATTGAAGTCTACCGCGAGCACGCGCGGGCGCCGCTCGGCGTCTACGGCCTGATCGGCAAGACCGACGAAATCCCGCTGCGCCTCCAGGCCAATCGCCGCGACGTCGACGCGGAGCGCAAGCCTTTCGAGGTCAAGACCGAAAGCGGAGCGCGGTACACCATGCTGCCGCTCAAGTTCCGCGGCTACGACTTCGACGACCCGATGGGCCGTATCTACATCTGGGAGTGGCCCAATAAGAATTATCAGTACGGCATGGGCGTAGATACCGGCTGGGGTGTGGCCCAAGACCGCTCAGCTCTCGAAGTCTTGCGCCGGGCCGCTGTCGACCGCTACCCCGGCCAGGTTGCAGAATTTGCAAGCGACTCGGTGGCTGCCTCTGACCTGACCCCCTTCGCCTACGCGATCGGGACGTTCTACTCGCCCACGGTCTCCGGCCGGCGCGTGCAGGCCAAGATGGTCATCGACGTGGGCGCGAACGGCGAGTCAACCCAGGTGGCGCTGCGGAACCTCGGCTGGCGTCACTTCCACCAGTGGATGCGAACGGATCGCAAGATCATCGATCAGTCCAAGGCAACGCGCCTCGGCGTGATGGGCGTCCATTGGTTCAGGACGATGGCCCTGGAGTTCACCCTCAAGGCCCTCAAGGACTACAACATCGAAATCGACTCACCGTGGCTGCTGGGCGAGTTCTCAAACCTTGAAAAAGACACGGCAGTTCGCAATGTTCAGGCCGCCTACGGCGGCTTCGATGATCGGGTGATGGCGCTCGCCTATGCGTTTCTGAGCCTGCATTATGTGGGGCACAACTTCCTTCCCATGTTCGGGCACCGCCGCATCGAAGGCCAGCAGGTTGTGGTCGAGCATGAGGAGTACAGCTTTGGGCAACAGGTCCGGGATCTGCTGCCAGGGAGCGCCGAGCGCCGGGAGTTGTTCGGACAGTCCCCGCGGGACCCGTTTTCGGTGTAATATCGTGAACGTCAACACCCTCATCGGGAAGGAGGTGGTCGGATAAGTCAGAGCCACGCTGGGCGGCGCGCCATCTCTTGGGATGATAACTTCGTAGCGAAGTCGCCCAGCGTACAAACCACCATGACAACCACCAGGCGCACCTTTTTCGGCACGATCCTTGCGGCCCTCGGGCTGGCGAAGGCCACGCCGGCGGCTACACCGACGCCTCCGGCACCAAGGAGCATTCTAGGGGGCTTCACCATCCACGTAGATGCGGCCGGAGGCCCAGACCCGACCGTGATCCAGGTCTGGAAACAGGTCGGTACTGGCCCTTACGAGTTAGTCCGAAATCTAACTCAATCCGAATTAGACAAGAATCCAGGCTATCTCGACTTGGGCCCATACCTACCCGACACCCTGTTCACCCTGAAAGGTGTGGACAACGAGAAGTTTCCGATCTACAGCGCCGTCTCTCCGCCCTCCGGGAAGCCGGAGCTGCTGTACTGGTCCAAGCCTTCTGACCCGGAGATGTGGCCGCGATGACTTGCAAAAACTGCAAGGCTAAACTGGAAGTGGGGATGTTTCCGTTCTGCAAGGGAAATCCAGCCGACCATGGCCAACCGGCTCGCCGGGCGGGCTTCCGCCCCGTCGTAGTCTTCCGCGACAGTGCCGGCAATGTGAGCTTCCCGGGTCGCTCCGACGCCAAGCCTCCCAAGGGATTCGAGCGCGTGGAACTCACGACCATCCGGCAGATGGAGCAATTCGAGCGCACTTTCAACGCCTCCGAGCGCAGCCGTAACCAGCGCTACGTCGAGCGCGAGCAGCAGATGTCGGAAGAGGCTCGGTCGAAACTGCGGTCAGACCTGCGGAACGGCTTCTCGCAACGGATGCCGGACGGGACCCTCAAGACGCTGCCGGGTATCAAGCACATGAGCTCCTTCGGGCGGGCCATGGCGGAAGCCGCGATGCGCCGCACCGATGAGATGCCACGGAAGAACGGCAACGGGTCGGACTTCTTCCTGGAGGTCCTCCACAAAGATCAGTCCAACCGGGCGATCTATCGGGACCGGGACACGGACTGGAAGGGGCAGCGGTGGTAGGGCGTGCCGTACCAAATCGTGACCCTCGAAGAAATGGACGCGATGCTCGTTAGGTGGCGCGAGCGCACCAAAGATAAAGTGGACCGGTGCTCAAAGTGCGGCCAGCCCCGCCTCTGCGAGTGCGACCACGCGCACATGCGCCGCGACGAAGAAGAAATCACGCGGCAAGAAAGAGAGGGCGAAGTTGACACTCTCTGAGCATGGCCTCGCCCTCTTGAAACACTCCGAAGGCTTCAGTGCCTACGCCTATCCGGACGGGGACGGCTTCTCGATCGGCTACGGGCACCACGGCAAAGAGATCGAAGAGGGCAGCGTCGTCACGCCGGAAGAGGCCGCCGAACTGCTCCAGGTAGACATTCAAGAAGCCGAACTTGTGGTCAACCAGTACGTCAAGGTGCCCCTAAAGCAAGAGCAGTTCGACGCCCTAGTGAACCTCATCTACAATATCGGCGTGGGAGCATTCGTGGGCTCGACCCTGTTGCAACTGTTGAACGAGTACCAATACGAGCGGGCGTCGCGCGAGTTCACGAGATGGGACAAGTCCGGCGGTAAGCAACTCGCCGGCCTGACGGCACGGCGGGAGGCTGAGATGCGGTTATTCAACGGTGAGAGCGCCTGATGCCTCGTGACTGGATCATCCCTCCCCGCACGGCCCCGGAAACCGAGCGCCTCGGCTACATCCGCGAGTCCATCCAGGAAGGCGACAATTTCCTAAAGTCCCAGCGGGGCTACAAGGACCACAAGATCGCGCTCGACATCCTCTCCGGGGAAGAGTCCGAGAAGATCCCGTCCAGCCTGAGCGACATCTACATCAACCGGCTCAAGCGCCAGGTGCGCGAGATCGTCGCGGTGGAATCGAACATCCGGCCCGAGTGGAACTACAAGGTCGGCGATCGCAACTACATCCGCGAAGAGGATATCGTCAACAAGTGCTGGGAGTCCTGGTGGACCGGGACGTTCGCCGATCAGGATGTGAAAAAGGCGATCCAGTGGGCGGTCTCGCTTGGAACCGGTTGGGCCTACCCGACCTGGGACAACAACTTCTGGGCGCCCGGGCGCGGCGATATCCGGCTCAACATCTTCGGCCCCAAAGACGTCAAGCCGGTCCAGCTTCCACGGGACATGGACATCCAGAAAGCCTACATCGTCTGGGTCATCATCGAGACGCCAATCAACGTAGCTCGTGCCATGTATCCCCGGTTCCAGGGCCGCATCAAGCCCGACCGCGACGAACCCTCAATGCTACGCCGGGGCATGACCCGTCTGAGCCGGTTCATGTCGCCCGTGCTCCAGCTCTCCGAGCGCGAGAAAGAAGATGTCCCAGTCGGCTACCCCACGGTGGATATCTGCCACGGCTACGTGCTCGACACCTCGATCAACACTTCAGGCCACATGATCCCGATGGGTGAGCCGGGAAGCGCCTGGTACTACGAGGTGCCCTACCTGGGCCAGGAGATCCCGACCAACATCCGAGACCAGCAGGGCCGAGTCCTGACCCGCAAATCCGACTTCGAGGACTGCCGGATGTATCCCTACCGGCGTCTGATCGAGTGCTGCTCGTCCTGCATCTTCTACGACAATACCTCCCCGCGGTGGGATGGCCGCGTGCCCCTCGCCAAGTTCTCGACCGATGACTGGCCGTGGGAGTTCCTGGGCTTCTCAGCCGTCAAGGATGGGGCACCGCTCCAAAAGGGGATGAACGAGGTGGCTCGGAACATTCAGGACCGGCTCAACGCTGGCCTACGTCCACCAATGGGCTATGACCAGAACGCCGTGGACCAGGCCCTAATGGACGTGTTCGATCCACGACAGCCCGGCGTGAAGGTCAAGATGGACTTCACGATGTCCCAGGATCCCATCCGCACCCTGATGGGAGAGAACGCCTACCGCATCCCTCCAGAAGCTCTCAAGATGCTGATGGAATTCTACCCGCAGCAGATGGATTACCTGCTGGCCCTGCCCGACATCTCGGCCATGGCGCGGGCGGCGCAGATCCCAGCCGGCGAGTCGGTCGAGCGGCTGCTCGAGGCTTCTGGGCCGATCGTCACGGACATCTCGCGGTCGATCGAGCGCAGCCTGGGACAACTCGGGCAGCTTTGGCTCCCGATGTTCTTCACCCACTACACGGCCCGGCGGCGCTTTGACATTCGCGGCAAAGACGGCCTGAGCAAAGAGGACTTCACCTATGAGCCAGGGAGCATCTGCCCCTCACACCTGCCCGGGGAAGATCAAAGCAAAGCCTCGCCGACGCCGATAGGGGAGCGCCTGCGGCAGTTCTACAAGCTGTTCAACTTCAACGTGGTCCCGCACACCGCGCACCAGATCACCCAGACCCAGCGCCAGTTGAAAATTCTGCAACTGTGGCGCTCGGGCTACCCGATCGACCCGTGGACCATCGGCAAGGAGTTCGACATCCCGTTCGGTGAAGCGCCCGCGAACGCGCTCACGATCCACGACAAGTGGAAGGCGTGGATGGAAGAGAGCACCAAGTTCACGGCGGCAACGCAGGCCCAAGCTCAATTGATCGCGTCCATGATTCTATCGCAGGCCGGGATGGGCGGGCCTCCGGCCCCAGGTGGAGGGCAACCGACAAACGGATCAGAACAGCCTCCAGCCGGGATGCCCCACCGGAACGAAGGCAGGCAGCCTTCAGCGCAGGTCGCGCCCCACATGGAAACCCGTGATGGCGGCACGAGACCGATCATATCCGAAAGCCGATGAAGGCCCGCGTCACCCGCGAACTCCACGGCCAGAACGCCAAGGACATGATCTCCATCTCCGGGTGCTTCCCAAAGATCATCAAGGATCGCAAGCTGACCGGGGAGCTGGTGCTGAACTTCAACAGCGGCGGCCTCTGTGAGAACTTCACCTGGCGCATGGGGGACCGGAAGGTAATTGAGATTGAGGTTGACTGGGACGCGCTTTGGAAGTAGACTCAGGTCAACTCACTTCCGAACAGGTGGCCAGGTCACAACGACGCTTGAGCGCGACGATCGGGCCGGGCCACTAAAATCTAGAATCCACTTGACATCCCACCCGTAATAGCGCATACACTTAGTTGGCTGTAAAGGTCTAAGCACGTTCCGCAGAAATGCGGTGAGCGTTGCTGGCCGGTTGGTGCGGGACCCTGATCCCCCGCGCCAGCCGGCCTTTTTTATTGGGGCTATGCCCTGGAAAGCGAAAGATGCGAAGAGGCACACGAAGTTCTCTGGCGGTGCAACGAAATCTCGCCAGTGGGCTCACGTCGCCGATTCCGTTCTCAAGCGAACCGGGGATGACGCAAGAGCCATCCGAGCGGCGAATTCGGTCGTGCATTACGGCCAGCCAAAACGGACCTCGGCACGTCGCAGCCCAGTGAAACGATAGGAGGCTCCATGGCGAAGATGAAGGGCGAGTGCATGAATACTCCGATGGGCTCGAAGGGGGCACCGAAAGGTCCTCCGAAGCGGCCCGGCGGCAAACGCTAGTGGGCGCTCCTCTACAACCGCTCCCCGCTCTGCCCGGACAAGGCGGACCACCGGCTCTGCAGGCTTTGTCGGCTCAACCGCAGCCGCCCCAGCAGGACCCGATGGAAGCCGTCCGGGGCATCCTCGAACAGCTTTTCCAGGCACGCACCATCATCGACGGGGTTGCCCGCCAGTTTCCTGGCGTGGCCGATCAAGCCGAGGTAGCTGGAAATGCGATCGATGATATGGCACAGAACGTCTTGGTCACAGCTCAAACCGGAAGCCGACAGCGCACGCCCCCAGGAACCATGGGGTAGACGCCAGAAGCCGAGCCGGGTTGAGAATTTTGCAAGTCGCCGGAACCGGCATCAGCCGGAAGGCAGGAGAAAAACATGCCGTTCACAGTAGAAGAGTGGCTTACCGGAGTCGTCGGCGGGGCGGACAAGATCCCCGACGCCGAAAGGCAAGTCATTCTCAAGCATCTCGGGTCGGAAGCTGCCGCGAAGTCGCTCCAAGAGCAGGCCGCGGGGTCCCTTCGGCAGGAAGACTACAGCCGTCAGATGAACGCCTTCAAGCGTGAAAAAGACGCGGAGATGCAGAAGATCACAGAGTTGCGACAAAAGGCCGTCAACTCTTATGGCGCCCTCACCCAGTGGAAAGATGGCGTAAACCAACAACTGCTGGAAGCGAACCAAAAGGTGGAAGAGATCCAGGCCCGCGAGAAATCCCTGCGGGAAGGATTCGTAAAAGCTGCAAAGGAGTTCGGTTTCGATCCCAAGGAAGTCGGCGTTGACCCCGCCATTCTCTCCCCCATGGACACCGACTGGCGCCCGGCGCCGGCGAACGGCGGGGGTGGGGGTGGCGGTGGCGGCGGGCGGCGTCAGCCGGCGGAAGTTGGCCTGACGGCCGAGCAGATCACCGATCAGATGCGGCAGATGGAGTCCAGGCAAGCAGCCTGGGCCGTCGAGGTGGCAGACATCGCCGCCCGGCATCGAAGCATCTTCGGGACCGAGCCGGAGTTGACCCCAGTGCTCAAGAAAGCCATGGAGCAGGGGCGCCCGCTGGAGGATGTCTGGTCGGAGGCCTACGGGGTCCCTGCCAAGCTCCAGGAGAGGGCCACTTCCGACTTCGAAGCCAAGGTCAAAGAGCGGGTCGATGCGGAAATGAAGGTCAAGGAGCAGGAACTCGTGCAGCGCATGACGAGGGTCCCCGGCTCCATCTCCGAGATGCCACACTCGCCCGTGCTTGGCCTGACCGACCGAGAGAACCGTGCGCCCGAAGGGGACACGGCCTTACAGCACCACAACCACCTTGCAAAAGCGGCTCAGGGCATGATGGAGCGTTTCGCTACCGGCGCAACAGGGGGCAGATAAGAGCCTGATTTCAGGAGTTCACGTTGGCCGATCCACTCTTTGACGAACTGAACGCAACAACTCTCCGCGAGATTTACCCGAAGGTCGTGGAGGACGAATTCTTCAAAGGTGCGCCCTTCACGGCGTACCTGCGCCGCGAGTGCTTGGTGCCGTTCGGCGGCGGGGCGAGCATGAGTTTCCCGTTCCTGTATGCCCCCATGATCGGCGGCGCTTACTCGCCTGGCGATTCCTTCAACATCAACCGCGTCCAGACGCTCTCGGGCGCGAACTTCCTGCCCAAGTACTACTACGTGGCCGTCCCCGAGTACAAGGAGTTGATCCAGGTCCAGAACCGCGGGCCGCTCGCGGTCATCTCCTTGGTCGACGTCGACCTGCGGAACGCGATGAACACCCTCAACGCGATCCTGGCCATCGCGCAGTACAAAGAGGGCCAAACTGCCGGGCGCATCAAGCAGACCGCCGGACTCGCCGAGGCCATGAATGATGGCGTTTCGAACGGCTACGACGGTGGGCTTTACACCTCGTATGGGAACCAGGCTCGCAACGGGGCCATCGCGGCCGGCCTGAACTCGATCCCCTACTTCGGTGGCGACAGCGTGACCGGAGCGGCCGGACCGATCGAGTACCGGCACCTGATCGAGACCTACCAGCGGGCGTGTGTGGGCAAGGAAGAGCCGAACCTGGCCGTGATGAACAAGGCCCTGTTCGCCTACATCCTCGAGCGCATCCAGCCACAACAGCGGTTCGCGCAAGAGAAAGACCCGGTGTACGGCGCGACTGGCTTCCGGTTCATGCAGGCGATCATCCTGAAGGATGAGTACGCTCCGTCGCTAGTCTATGGCTCCTCGAACGCCATCCTGGGTTCGAATTTGACCGCCAACTTCACTTCCGGCTCGGCGCCGTCAGCCCTGTCGAACCTGCCCGCTACCACGACCATCGTGCCGGGCGAAGTGTTCTTCTGGCTGCGGACTCGTAGCTGGCTGATGCGCGTGGCCGAGGATGCCGAGTTCGGCTTCGGACTCACCCCGTTCATCATGGCGCAGGACAACACTAAGGTCGTCGCGCACCTCAAAGCGGCGGTCCAACTGGAGTGCATTGCGCCCCGCCTGAACCTGCAGAGCTTCGGCTACAACGCCTAAAGGAGAGGAGAAAACAGATGAACGGAATTGCTGTAATCAACGCCACTGGCATCAACAACGTGAACGACGCCGCTGCTGGCGGCGCGTACTCGGCGGCCGAAGACGGCGGGGTCGGGCGCTTTCCGGGGCAGGTCGGGCAGACCATCGACTTCCGCACCGGGGAGGTCATCAGCTACGACTCGACCATCGGAGTCCTGTATTCGGGCCGGTACCAGTACGTGAAGTTCAAGGCCGGGACGACCCTCGCCCCGACCAAGGGCCTCGTGTGCTACTGGGACCCGGATCTGCCCGGCCAGGGCGCGGTGACCATGGACGCCCCGACCGTAGGGGGAAGCATCGCCGGGGTCTGCCTGAATTCCGTGACCAAGGGAAACTACGGATTCATCCAGGTCTCTGGCGTGGCGACGGTGCTCTGTAAAGCTTCGTCTCTCACGCGGACTGCCGCGGTCGGAATCATCGGCATTGCGGTCACGGCGGCCGGCACGGTTGACACGACCGATACCAATGACGCGGTGACCGGAGCGACCGAAGCACTGGTCGTCGGCTCGTTCATCGAGTTGCCGGTGGCCGGATCGCTCAAGCTGCTCAACCTGTTCCCGCATCGGTTCATCCCGTAAGGCGGGGCCATGGCGCTCACGAAAACCTTCATTTCGGGCGGACAGGACACGTGGGGCAAGCACCTCACGACCATCTGGGATCTCACTGGAGATACCTCCTACCCGAGCAACGGCTACTCCATCGTCCCGCAGTCGGTGGGCCTCTCTACTATTCGGGAGGTTCACCTCTGCGGCGGCAACGCGGCGTGGTGTCAAGGCGGCTACATGGCCCAATTTGACAAGGTGAACAGCAAGATCGTCGTCACCCAAGCTGGGGCGGAAGTCTCCGGAAACATCTCCACGCTCACCTGGCGCATGAGATTTGTGGGGGATTAGTAGATGGCAGCCACACGAACCTTCAAGCGGCATGACGTTTTTGGTTCTACGCGAGCTCACGTCGTAGACGTGACATTGGATAGCTCCTACCCTGCCGGGGGCTACCCGCTCGGGGCCAATTTCTTCGGCATGTCGTTTCTGTACGGCCTGGATCTCCTCAGCATGAACACCGCTGGGATCACGGCTGGAATCCGCCCGGTCTATGACTACGAGACCGGCAAACTCGTCATCAATCAAGGGGCTGGCGGCTTACAGTCCTACTCGCCAGGAGGCGGCGACATTAAGGGTTCCGGCAATACCAACGCCGAGAACACCGATGCGGCGTCCGACGTCACCAACGGCGAATACGTCTCGACCCGGGCGGCTTTCTCGACCCTGGTGGCCGGGGCGCTGCTCATCGCCCTCAACCCGGATGTTCCCAGGAACGTCTGCATCACTATCGAGAACACGACCGGCGGCGCCCTCAACCTGTTCGAGGGCGTGTCGAGCTTTGCTGTCATCGGAACGTTCCGAGGTCTCGCCCAGACCGAGACCATCACCATCACTTCGACTGCTGGGAACAAGTCGGTGGGAGCGGCTAAGTTCCGGGCCAAGTACGGCCTCAAGCCGTTCGACACAATCACGTCGATTACGGTCACCAATGAGGGGGCAGCGACTCTTTCGGTCGGGGCTGGCCTTGGGTCTCAACTTGGCCTCCCGCAACCGTTCACGGCCACCGGCTCAGTCATCTCCATCACGAAGAATGGAGCTTTCCTGTCCCCTTCAGGGCTGGTCACCGTGGCGACCCAGACGGTGCTGCTCGGGACCCTGACCGATGGCGACGATGTGTCGATCGAGTACAACACGACGGCGCAGGCCATCACCGGGCAGAGCTTCACCGGCGTTATCGTGCGGGTTCTGGCACTTGGCGGGTAGGAAGTGGTGAGCCTTGGCATCCCAGTATTCGACCCTGTGGAACTACCTTCTCGGCTGGGTTCCCGTCCTGCCGCCGACCCTCTCTAAGAGTCTCATTCAGGCCGCCTGGTCGGACATCTGCGAAGAGGATCTGGATTGGTCGTGGCTCACCGTCCAGGGTCAGGTAGCCACCATCGATGCCATCACCACGGGAGCCCTCTCGGTGGTGAATGGGTCAACTACGGTCACGCTCGATGCCGCAGCCAAGGCCGCCCTCGACCTCATAGCTGGAACCATAGCCGGGTACACCATCTTCATCGACACCAACGGGCCACCTTACTACATGGTGGCGTCCTACACGGTGGGGGCCACCAGCACGCTTGAACTGGACCGGCCCTACTTTGAGGCGACTAACCCCACCGCGAGCTACACGGTCATCCGGGTGTTCATCACGGTGCCGGAGCAAAACTTCGTCCGGTGGGTGACGTTCGTTGACCCGATCTTCCAGTACCCGCTGACCACAGGCTATCCGCAGTCCTGGATCGACCAGCGCGACCCCGGCAGGCAGGCACGGGCGCAGCCACTCTACCTCGTCTCGCACTCGAACAGTCTGATCCCCGCGACCCTCGGCTATCCGATCTTCGAGATGTGGCCCTGGCCGGTGACGGCGCGGCAGTACTATTTCGCTTACCGGGTAAAGGTTACGACGTTCGATGACACCCACCCGCTGCCGTTCGTGGTGCATGATGACCTGCTGAAGCATCGGGGCCTCTACCTCGCCTACCAGTGGGCGGAGGCCAACAAGTCACGCTTCCCGGCCGATCTCGGCAAAACCGACTGGCGCTTCATGGCCGGTTCGGCGCAGGCTGAGTACAAAAAGGGTGTGAACGATCTCAAGCGGCGCGACGGCGCTATTTTCAACAAGCAGTGGCTCGGCCACTACGATGCAATCAAGGGACAACCAATCCTGGACGGCAAGTGGCTCCAGCAGCATGCGAGCTGGACACCGAGTTATTAAAGGAGAAAATCATGGGACTCAACAGCCCGATGGAAGAAATCAAGCCGGTGCCCGACAAGGGGCCGACCGACCTGGGATTTGACGCCACCTGTTCGGGTGGCAGGTTTCACGGTCACCCGACCGTGCCGTGCCAGGAACTCAAGCACGGCCCGGTGCCGAATGCCGGCGTCGGCGGGAACGTAGCCGAAGACGGCGACCTGCGGATGAAGAAGTAGGAGGGCACCTTGGCATATCCACCGGGCGGGAATATCAAGTCCCTTGGCCTGATTGCTGTCACCGTCAAGGTCGTATCGGGAGCAGCCTCTCGGGCCGCTGGTGCCTACACCGGGAACGTCGAACTCACAACTTCGACGGCGCACGGCAAGTCGGTTGGCGATTACGTGACCGTGAGCGGGGTGACCGGAACGACAGAGTCTAATGGTACGCATCTGGTAGTTGAAGTTCGGGATACCACCCACCTGACTCTCGATGTGGTCTTTGCCAATGCCTTTGCTGGTGCCGGAATACTGACCTCGCCAACCCAGGCGACCGTGAATTATTCAACCTTGGTGAGTGGTCCGATCGCCGGATCGGGCGCACTGGCGATGCCCTGCCAGAAGTGGGTCATGCAGGCCCTTACTACCAACACTGGGAAAATCTGGGTTGGTGTAGTTCCAAACATGGACCGGACAACAGGTTTTGGCGTCATTGCCAGCCGCACGGCTGGAGGTATCGTGGAGTCCTGGTTGTTTGGGGCCCCCAATGCCTTTGACATTCGCCAAGTCTGGATCGACGCCGAAGTGAGCGGGGAAGGGGTCTATGGGTCGATGGCTATTCACTAGCGTCCTGCTTCTCTTGCTGGTTGCAAAATCCGCAAGTCCGCAGGGAGGCACGCCCGGCGCCACGACCGGAGGTGTGGCTGGCGGGGACCTCGCCGGTAGCTATCCGAGTCCCACGGTAGCGAAGCTCGATGGCAAGGTGGCCAGCGCGTATCCATCCTGGTCCAAGTACTCGGTTGCAGCGATCGGCAACGGCACAAACGGCTGTTCAAATGCCAATGGTTGCTGGCAGATCAACGGGGTTTTGGGGGCCAATAAGGCTGCCGGGTTGACCCAGAGCGTAACACTTTTTCAGCTTGCTGCCAATGGTTACCTGGTAGCCTACCGGATGAAATCCTCGACAGCTTGCACCGGGACCACCACTCTTCTAACAGGTCTCGGAACTGCCTCCAGCGCCGACTTCTATCTGGTTTCTGCGACCACCGGCTATGATCTGAAGGTGGCAGTCTCAGCCACCAACCTGCGCCAGGCTGTCCCGCTCCTTCTGGGATCTGATACGTCTGCTGCGGTGAACATTGTGGCGAGCCTTACAGCGACGGTAGCCAACATCGACCAGATCGTAACGGGCTGCGCTTTTGATGCGTGGACGCTAACGGGAGTCCTTCCTTGAGTGCCGGAGTTCTCGCCAAGATTCCCACCTACCTAAAACAGCGCATCACCCTTGACGATGTAACCTGGACTCCCATTCGGGCAGCGATGGCTTGCAGCTCCATCATCATTCGCAATACCAGCCTTGGAATCGACATGAAGCTCCGTACCGATAACAATGACGCTGACACTGAAGACCTCCTTCGTGCCGATGTCACAGAGACGATCACGGGCAACTTTACGTTGCCGTGGCCGCGGTTCTCGAAAGGGCAGATCGTCGCGTATCTCCAGGCCGTTTCTGGAACCCCTGTGGCGGTGATAACCTATCAAGCATGAGAATCCAAATCCAAGGCGATTGCGAGTCGGCCCGGGCAGTCCGTACCCTGCTTGGGAAGTCCGGGTTGAGCGTCTCCGAGAATGCCCCAGAGAATCCGCTGGCGCCATTCTACTCGGTCATGATCGATGAACCCAAGGACGCCGGCGAGTATGTCGAGATCCGAGGGCAGCTCTCCGATCTGGAGCGCTCGATCACTTCCGCTATGCGAGAGGTTACGGCGCTGCCAGTCGTCCTCTCGCCAGACGATACCAGCCGTTCAGAGAATCGGGTACAGGTGATCTTGCCAGTCTCACAGGGCGAACGAGAGGGGCTGTCGGTAGGAATTGCGCGAGGCATAATCCGGCTCGTCGGACAGCCCCAGCGCGAAGTCCGGCCGGACGAATTCGAGGCTCTCAAGGTGGCAGTCCAGACCATCCAGGCCCGGCAATCGGAGCAGGCTGCCGGGACCAGGGCCTTTCTATCGGAACTCCAATTGGCGCTCGCCGACTCCAGGGCGGATGCCGCCCAGCAATGGGAGCGCCTGCAAGGGCAGGTGGCAAAGCTCCACGCCGGCGCCATCGAGCAATCGCGCCATGCCGCAGAGCAGCAAGAGGCTATGGGCAGTCGTCTGAACGATCTCTACGAGAAATTCATCTCGAGCCTCAAGGAATCCTCGCAGCGGTATGACGACTTGAGGGACCAGGTCGTTGAGATAGACAAACGCGCTACCAGTCTGGAGGAGCGGCCACAGGTTGTTGCACCGCAATCGAAATGGAACTGGTTGCGTCGGGTGGCCGGTCTTGCCTGCCTCCTGTTCATCGTGAGTGGGAGCTTTCCTCTTGTGAGTATCGCGGCAGATCCGCCGGCCGCCATCGCCAGCCATCCCCCAGTTGGTTCGGACGATGAACTTGAGATGCGCCGGATGCAGGTGAATGTGCTACAGGTGGCCCTACAGCTGAAGGAGCACGAGGTCTCCATGCTCCGTTCCGAAGTCGAGATGCGGAAGTCGGACGTAAGGCTTACCGCCCTCAACCAGGAGATCGACAAACGGGAAGGGGAATTGAGGGTCAAGTACGGCATCCCCACCGGGTACAGGCTTCAGGGGGACATGACCTGGAAGCTAGTGGGACCGGCGGGGCCGGTCTCGAAGGAGAGTAAATGAGAAAGCTATTGCTTTTCCTGCTCGTGTGCCTGCCAGCGTTCGGGCAACTTAGCGGCAACATTGTCCGGTTCACGGATGGCACGAATGTCATCACGGCCGGAGACAACGCCAACAACGCCCTGCGCGTGAATGTGGTGGCTGGCGCCGCAGCAGGAGGCACCTCATCCAGCTTTGGTGCCGCCTTCCCAGCTACCGGCACGGCCGCCGGCTGGAATGACGGCACGAACATGCAGGGCGCCCGCGTGTTCGATATTGACACCGGCGGCGGCACCATTTATGTGGCCGGGGTCAACTTGCGGCGCTCGGCCTCGGGAGCGGCGACTGAGCTCATCGGCCAGCAGACCATGACGAACTCGCTCCCGGTCACGCTGGCCTCCGACGAATCTACGATCAACGTCACCGTGGCGACAGCGCTGCCCACTGGAACCAATGCTATTGGCCGGGTCGGCCACGACATCACGGGCATTGGGCACGGAGTCACGACAGTCACGACGGCCGGAACTGACGTGGCGCTGGCGGGGTCCACGGCCGCCAAGATAGTGACCATTCAGGCCCAGACGGACAATACCGGGTTTATCGCGGTCGGTGCGACTGGCGTGGATGCGACCATCGCTACCGGTACCGGCGTACTGCTCGGGCCGGGCGAAGCCTATACCCTGAATGTGGATAACCTGGCTGACGTCTTCATCGACTCAACAGTGAACGGAGAGGGAGTGCGGTACACCTATCAGAACTAGGAATCCATGCGTCTCGCCAGAAATTTCACGGTGCTGTTGCTGGCTTGCTGCTTCTGCGCGAAGGCTCAACTTAGTCTGAATCGCAGCACCGTCACCGTAATACAGCCAACCGGGACAAACCTGCACGC